GACAGAACATGTTTGAAGAGATACGGTGAAGTGTCCGAGTGGCTTAAGGAGCACGCCTGGAAAGTGTGTATACAGGAAACTGTATCGAGAGTTCGAATCTCTCCTTCACCGCCACATTCAATAAACGCAAACCCCTGATTTTCCTAGAGAAAGTCGGGGGTTTGTGGTTTTTGGCGTCTGAAAAATGGCCCCATGGGACCGATATGGGACTGGTGCTCTATTTTGGTGCGAGCAGTGAGGTTGTTGAATGACCATTTGGCCACCGATCGGGCCGCATGAACTAGTCTATCCAGACCTCTCACTCCAGGACGGATCCCATGCCAGATCATTTTGCATCTAACATCGCCACGGCAGATGCGCTGACGTTGCTTCTGCACAACCAGCACGCACTGGCGGCCGCAATCGAGGAGGTCGCCGCATGGCTCTCAGCCAATGGCGTGGAGGCAGTTGCAGATAACGCTGTGATGGCTATGGAGACTCTAGACACAAACGCAAAAGCGATTACAGATGCGATTATGCGAATACGGCAGTCCTAGTGATTCGTGATCCGGATCGGAAGAGGTCATACAGCACTGGCGATTTAAGGGGGGCTCAAGCAAACCATCATGACGGTCAAAATAAGGCCCGCTGATGACCCGCTATCGGTAAAAGTGGGCGATAAAGCTTGGGCCGCTTCAGCTGGAGCCGACATTCTGAATATTCCAACGTTGGTCGTCCTAGTGTTTTTATTTGGATAACCGCGGTACCATTTATAGTTGAAGCTATTAGGAATGTGCAGGCCATCGTTTCCCAGACTATCTGGCCTAAGCAGTATTTTTATCGATTGGGGTGTGGATAAAATTTACTAAAGTTTGCCAGTCAATAGCACTATACCAAGCGAGCATATAATGCAGTTGAATTGTTTATTCTGGAATGCGGGAAGAAAATCTCCTGATTTGGAAATCGCTGAACTGGTAGCATCTTCTGGCGCTAATTTTATTGCGCTTGCAGAATATATGGATGATGGAGCGAACCTGCTTCACGAGCTTTCAAAAAAAGGGCTAGGCTTTTTTTTAATCCCCAAAATTGGCTGCGACCGAATTACATTACTAGTTTCATTTAATTACTCTTTTATAAGCCATAAGCGAGAGGCGGACAGGTACACTATAAAAGAACTAGCTGTGCCCGGGTTTGAACCAGTTCTACTCGCCTTCGTGCACTTTCCAAGCAAGCTGCATACCACCAGTTTGGATCAGGTTCATATAGCAAGTTTTTTTAAGCGAGATCTTGAAGAGGCGGAAATAGAGGCTGGACATACCAATACTATCGTGACAGGAGATTTTAATATGAATCCCTTCGATGATGGAATGATGTCTGCAGTAGCTTTGAACTCGCTTCCATGTCTAGTAACGGCAAATAAGAAGGAAAGGGTCATCCATGGAAATACGCACAGTTTTTTCTACAATCCAACATGGAATTTGCTTGGGGATTTTACTGGTGTGCCGGGTACTTACTTTCACTCATCCCCAACATCTCTTTCGCATTATTGGAATACGCTAGATCAAGTAATATTGAGGCCAATAGTAGCGAGTCAGCTTGACAGGAACTCACTTAAAATCCTCACAACAGCAGGCCCAATTGATTTGGTTGGTAAAAAAAATCGCCCTAAAATCAGTGATCACCTTCCAATTTTTTTCGCATTTAATTTAGCTTAGGAGTTAAGATGAAAAACCTTTGGCCGACAGAGTTTGAAGCTAGCGATCTACCAACCACTAAAGAATTGCTAGAAGAACAAGCGAGACTTCTTCCCCAACTCACCAATGATATGGTTCATGCTGACATCGTGCAGATGGACGAGCTTGATATGATCAGATATGGCTTGTCGAATGATTTTGGGTACCGGTTCGATATTCGGGGGAAGTTTCTTAAAGACTACCGTTTCAATCTGTTTAGTTTCTCGCATGATATCACATTGTTTCCTGTTGTTTTTAAGCTTGATGAAAAAATCGCCGATGAGGTGATTGGTAAGCAAGGGCCACTATCTGCGGGTAAAATGGTGGTTAAAAACATCCAAGAATTAGAAAATCTACTTAGTAGTGTTTTTGGATCGGCACGTCTGAAAGCTGTTATAAGCTCAATAATGCGACTGTCTAAGTAGTTATGTTGTATACCTGATTTCGGGCAGGAAAATATGCTCTCTTGGAAAACACAAACTGCGAAATGTCGTCTGGGTTTAGCCAATCAGCTTCGTCGACCGCTTTAATCTAAAACCCAAAGCTGCTCTCGAGAGATAGGGCAGCTTTGGGTCGATTACGTTTGTCAATGATAGGTAGAAAGAGCACCGTTTATGTTCAACAGGCCCCACACCGCGACCCGGTGTGGAGGACCTTTTCTTGATACCTTGGAAACCACAACCACCTAGACTGGTCTGCCATTTCCCCGCTATCTGTTGAAACGGCAGTGACCCTCAACATACAGAATGCCGGGGATGTCAGTGATATCAGTGCAGAGCTGTTGCCGGCGACAGTTTCAGGGCCAGTTGCAACATCCCCACCACGTCCGGCCCGTCTTCGTTGATCCACGTCCCATAGTGCTGACGGATCATGTTGCCGTTGGTGTGGCCCATCTGCTCGGCGATCCAGTCAATCGATGCCACGCCGGTGGTCAACAACTGGCTGGCGTAGGTGTGCCGGCATTGTCCCGGCCCCCGGTAACGCACACCGGCGGCGAGCAGATGCGCCTTGAAAAAACGGTCACGCACGACAAAGTCGTTGGCGTGTGGCAGACCGCTTTTCGTGTTGAGGAAGACGAAGTGCAGCGAGTGTCGGCGGATCGTCTTGTTGTCGCGCTCGACGACCTCGACGGTCTCCGCTTTGCGCCGGCGGGTCAGCGCATCGATCTTGCGCAAGGCGTCCCACGCCGGGGCCAGCAGGCGAACCCGACGCGTCGATCGTCGGGTTTTCGTGACCCGGTAGGCGCCACGCACCTTGGAGCGGCGAAAAGTCACGGTGCCTTGCGCCAGGTCGACGTCCTCCCACGCTAGGGCGATCGTCTCCGACACCCTTGGGCCGGCCCATAACATGAACTGCACCATCAAAAGCTCGTGCGTGCGGCTGGTCGGGGTGTCGAGGATCTGTTTGATCTCGGCCCGGGTGAACGGGTCCGGGGCTTCGGGATCGGGAAGGCGCACCATCAAGCCCTCGGTCGGATCGTGAGCGACCTTCATGCGCGTGCGGTAAAGGCGAAACACCTGGCGCACGTTGCTGATGATGTCGCGAATGGTCTTGTTCTTCAGGGTCTTCGACAGCGTGCCCTGAATCCACTCCTGCAGGTCCAGGTGATCGATCTGGTTAATCTGCACCTTGCCCCAGCGCGGCCGCACATGCACCTCGGCCTTGTTGGCGTAACCCCGGTAGCTGGAAGCGGCGACGCTGTTGGCTTTGATCTTCAGCCACAGGTCCAGGTAATGGCTGAAGGTATTTTCGACCAGCCTCGAGGAGTTGGGAAAATGTCGGGCGTAGTCAAAGGTGCCGGTCTGGATTTCGTAATCGATGATGCCGAGCAGGCGTTTGGCCTGGGCCACGGTGGCCGGCGTGTTCCCTCCGGGAATCGATTCCCGGCATTTCTCCCCATTGTGTTGAAAGTAGATTCTCACGGAATTGCCGCGAGCTTCGACGCCACTCATGTAAACCCCTAACGCTGTACTCGTGTATCGACAGTCTGACGATCGGAAACAAAAAGGCCCGTTTCCGGGCCAAGTATCTGCAGGCGCATCTTCTAGTGGACGCGGTTATCGCTTGGGCGGGTGATGACGCCGGTGGGCATTGAGCAATTGGCGCTGCCGGCTGCACTTGGCGTGGTTGCCTTGCACCCGCCACTTGCCGCACAGGTCGCACACGCTGGTATGGTCCAGGTTCCAGGGAAAGCGCCGCGCGGAGATTGCTGGGTCGTTAGACATGGCGTGAGTCACCCTGTGTTGCGGGAATGGCGAGCAGCCGAGTGACCACCGCTGCATCCGTTGCGCTCAACTCGCCTAGGGTACGGGCCATCTGGCTGAGGCTTTCCAGGCGCGTGCGTGATTCCGGGGTTTTGTGCACCAGGTAGCCGATGACGGCCGCGCCGATCAGCGCGGTGGCCACCAGGTGGCGCGCTGGTGTGGTAGCCTGCGTGCCGCTGCTGCTTAGGTTCTGTACTTGCATGTTTGAGTCCTCTGTAGTGGTCGGGTGTCGAGGAGCTGCAACTCCTCGACACTGTTTTTCAAAGGTCAGTCCTTGCGGGCCAGGTGAACCACCAGGCCGTCAAAATCCGGCAGGTGTTCGACACAGGACTGCCATTCCAGAACCTTCAAAATCTGTTGCCGGCTGCAGTCGTCGACCAGGATTTCGCGCTGGCCACCGGCGGCGCGGACTTCCAGGATCTGCAGCAAACCTTCTTCGCCATAGGCACCGGCCTGGATGATCGGCGCGCTTTCGCCGACAAACTCCAGTCGATCCTGAGCGGCCTGCAGTTTGTTGGTTTTGCCGTCGCCGGCATTGCCCATAAACACTTGAACTTGCATCGGTGTAGCCTCCTTTTACGCTTTGAAGATCCAGCACTTGACCGTCGTCGGACGGCCCGGCGCCAGTGGGGTTTTGGCGTTCAGCGCCGCACGTACCGCGCTGTGCACGGCCTTGTTGGCGTCCAGAAATTTGTGCGAGCGGGATTCTTTGAGCAGGTCGCGCAGGGTCGCCACGTCGGCCAGCTTCTGTTTGTGTTCGGCGGCGCGTTCGCTGAATTCGTTGAGGTTGATCGCGATGACGTTCGGGTCGCTGCTGTGGTCGACCACCGGGTCTTCGCTGAGCGATTGCAGGTAGTCGTACACCTCCCAAAACTCGGCCACCGCCGGATGGTCGGAGCTGATCGAAGCCTGGCGCTCGATGGCCATGCGCACGATCTGGCGCTGAGTGGCGGCAACCTGGGGGGCGCCCAGTTTCAGGACCAGGCGCAGGGCATCGAGCAGCGACAGCAGCTGCGCATGGTTCTTGCTGATCCGCTCGACGCGGATGTACCCACGCAAGTCGTATCCACAGCTGCTGCAGTTGCCTTGTTCGTTGGGATACTCCGTACCGCAGGCAAAGCAGTGGGTGTGCAGGCGGCGCAGCCTGGCTTCGTGTTCGGGCATGCGTTGGGCGAACAGCTCGAGCACAGCTGATTCCTTACCGACGGCCCGAATCAGGAAGTGGCTCAGCGTGCCGCCGTCCAGGGCGTTCAGCTTGTCCGCTGCAGCGCGGCTTTGCGGCGTCACTGTCGGCCGGATGAAATGCAGCTTGACGATCCGGGTCATGATCGCCTCATGAGCGACCACGGCCGCGTTCTGGCTGATGGCGATCGTGCCGCGAAATGGTGGCTCGTAGGTTTCGTTGCCGGCGGTCTTCACGCCTTTGGTGGCCAGCGTGCCGCCGCCGTAGAAGTCTTTCAGCTCGTCCCATTCGAAGGTCTTGGCGTGCGATCGATCATCGCCGTGCCGATCGGCTTCAAGGAACACCACCGGCATGCCCGACACCTGGCCCATCAACCGCGAGCGACCAGCTTTCGTCGACTTCATTGGGTCGAAGCCTTCGTAGCCTTCACGACCGAGCAGTTTCCACAGCAGATTGAGGAGGGTGGTCTTGCCGGCGCCAGCCTCGCCCGTGGCCTCCAGAAAGGGAAACGACTGGTAGCGGCTGCGGATCTGCTCACAGAAGAGTGAGCCGAAAAAGAACACCAGTGCCACCAGGCCCTGGGCACCGAAGCAGGTCCACAGCAGCGGCAGCCAGGCTTCATTGAAGTCCTTGCCATCTCGCTGTAGTTTGATTGGGACGCCTTTTTGCAGCGTCTTCAGACGCAGCTTGCCGAACTCGAAATAGTCCTCGCTGTTGACCTTGTAGGTCGTGCCGTCCTTTATCGCCAGGTCGCCGTAGACGTAGCAGCCGTATTCCTTGCTGTAGCCCACGTAGTCGATCGTCGACACGGTTTTGATGCCGAACAGTTGGTCCTTCATCAGCTTGTCCAGCTGCTGACCGCTGCCGGTATACATGGCGCCGGCTGCCATCCCGAGCAGGCGTTTTTTGAATTCACTGGCCGCTGACAACTGCCCGCTGGTGAAGGTGTTCTTCACGCTTTCGGAGTCGTGCGGGAAATCGACGCGCAGGTAATACCAGGACTCGTCCGTCACTTCATTGCGCTGGAAATACAGGGCTTGCGGGTAGCAGTTGGCAATCTCGACCACGCTGCCCGATTGCTGCAGCGCTTTCTCGCGTTGTTGTGCTTGGTTGAGCAACTGGTCGTCGTGGTTCTCGCTGTCCTCGATGTCCTGCATCGCCCGGTTGAACTTCTCCATGTCCAACTTGAACCAGTACAGGCGACTGCCGAAGCCCAAGTGGAATTCAACACGCTTGTTCCAGTCGTACATCAGCAACGCTTTTTCGGCCGCGCTTTCGGCAAGCAGCAGGGCGCCCAGGTGACGCGCCTGTTTCAGATCAGCCGCGATCTGGTCGGCGCGTTGGCTCTCGTCTTCGATGAAACTCCAGCGCTGATGCAGATCGTTCCAGTCGGTCTTGCGGCCGTCACGCAGAGGGATCTGCGCCGCCTCACAGACGAACCCCAGCGCTCGCGCCTGCTTCGCCCAGCGTTTGGTGTAGGCGTGGGCGCCCGACTCGTTGTCGAGCGCCCAGACCAGCTTGGGCAACTTGCCGTCGCGGTCACGGGCGAGGGCTCGCAGTGATTCTTCAGGGAAGGCATTCGAGGACATGGCCGACACCGCGACAATGTCGTTGTGTACCAGGGCGATCGCGTCAAAGATGCCCTCGACAATCCAGACTTCTTTCGCTCCCAACAGGTCCACGCACGGCGGGCACCACCAGACGCCGCGATAGCTGTCCTTGGATTTGAACCGAGCTTTCATCTTGCCGAAGCGGTGCGGCCGATCGATCAGGCGTTCCCACCAGCCGCCTTTCGCCAGTGCAAAGCGCACGGTGGCGCTGCCGGCGTTGTGGTCCGGGGAGTAAAAGCTTTCCTGGGTGAACCAGCCCTGGATCAGCTCGATGCGAAAGCCTCGGGCGAATTCCAGGTAGGCACGAGCTGTTGCGTTGGGGTGTTGGTCAGTGGCCGGTGCGCGCTTGCTCCAGTCTTCGAACAGGTCTTCGTACAGCTCTTTCACGTGCAGGGTGTGCGCGCATTTTTCCGGTCTACCGCAGATCACCAACCACGGAGCATCGAAACGGGTGTATAGCGTTTTCTGACGGCACTTGGGGCAGGTGCCGCCGCGCATGTAGTCAGCATTTGCCCGTTGCTTGAGCCCGTAATCGGTTTTCAGGCGTTCGATCACGTCGCTGCGCAGTTGCTCTTTCATGGTTACTTCGCTTTCTTGAGGCAGAGGGAGAGGGCGCCGATCAGGTGTTTCTGAGCAGCCATCACGGGGCAGTTGGCGAGAATTGACCCGTGGCGCAGACCATCGGGAATCAGGCGGAACTGGTCTGCGTACCAGAGTTCGTTGAAGCTGAGACGGTACTGCTCGCGCAGGTTGGCCAAGAGCGCTTGAGCCTCTACAGGCGTCAGTTTTGCGTTGATGTTCAGGGCGTTTTCCATCGTCAAACCTCAATTTCGGGCGCAGCTCACCCAAACCCACGGCAATGGGGATCGGGGATTTGTTGGTTAGGTGTTAGGAAGCGGTGATGCGAAAGCGCCCGTTATCGGGAGCAATGAGGATGCGTTCGTAGATCAGGCTGACCGGGATTGCCCAGGCGTTGCCGGTGGCGGTATCGAAAATCACGGTGTGCGTTGATGTGCTGTTGATGACATCCAGTCGCTGACGATCGCCGACCGCTGCCATTTCGCTGTTGGCCAGATGCACCAGCCGTTCGGCGTGCTGCATTGTGGCGTTGTAATCCGTCACAAGGTGCTGAACAGCGCGTTTGAATAGTTGCTGGTCGTCGCCCAGATGTTCGCACTGATGACGCTCAAGAAAAGCAAAGGCCGCGGTTTTGAGCATGTCCTGATATTCCTGTACGGCCGGCAGATTGTTCATTGGCTTTTCCCCGGTTTGGCACGGTATAGGTCGATAGCGGCCAGCACTTCGGCGTGCCGTGCGGCCATGTGGAGGTTGTGTGCGGCAAGGATGTGATCGGCTTCTTCCTTGCTGATAGAACCGTCTTCCAATGCCTGGGCGATCGCCTGGTCAACGCAACCGCGCTTTGCCGATACCTGCACCGACCGCGCATACAATTCGACGTTGTCCAGCTTCTCCGGGTCGGCGACGGCTACAAACAAGCCGCCATACATCTGCGCAACGTAGTTCGGAAAGTGGTGGGTGCCGCTGGCTTGCTCCAGCATGTAAACCTGAACATCCGTCAGTGGACTGCAGCCGGCATTTTCGTAGGCGTGGTTGTCGAACTTTTTGACCTTCATTCCCAAGCGAGCGGCAGCGCCTTCGCGTCCCTCGGGAAAGCTGCGAATGATCTCGCGCATCGCTTCCTTGCGCGTCTCTAGAACGGGGCTTTTCATCTTCTACTGTTCCCTGTTGGTCCGTACCGTTACTGTTCGATTACGCCGTCTTTGATACCAAGTAATACGGCGGCGCGATGTGCCTCCCCCCGGCGACCTTTGATCCTTCCGTTCAAAAGGTCGCTGACTAAATTTTTGTTCAAGCCATGCTTGCGGCTGAATTCCGCGATGCTCATTCCTTTTCGATCCAACGCCTCTCGGGCTTGCTCGGGTGTAACGGTGGCGGGCATAGTGCGCACTCTGTTCAGTTGTGTTTACTTGTGTTTGTCTGTGGTGATTCTTGGTCAAAAAAATGATCAAGTCAATGGTGGTGAATAAAAAAATGATCATTGCTGATCGAGTAGGTGAACGCCTGCGGGAAGAGCGCGAGCGCCTAGGGCTAAATCAAACAGAGTTTGGAGTGCGTTTAGGCGTCAGTCGGGGGACGCAAAAAAACTATGAATTGGGGGCGAGTTCACTCGACCTTCGATACGTAAGCGCGCTTGAAGAGCAGGGAGCTGACGCGGCTTACATTTTGACTGGGCGGCGGTCGACGCCGATCGGTCAAATGTTGTCAGCGGCAGAAGAAGAATTGATTACCCAGTACAGAAGCATCACGTCATTTGACCAAGAAGCGATACGTCGTTTTCTTCAGGCGATGGCCGATGACGCTGCCCGTCAAAAGAATTAACTCGCAACAAAAGCTTGTACGACATTGGTCGCCCCTACGTTCTAAAGTCGGTCCTCAGCCCGTCAATGCCGATTCAGCCATGCACTTTATGGAGTAGTCAGCATGTTGGATCGCATCAAAAAAGAACCTCTTTGCTTGGGATTTGCCGAGTTCGAATGGCACAACTTGAGCAAAGCGGAACGCCGCCTCATTGGCCTATACCGGTCATTGAGTGAAAAGGAGCAAGGTCAGCTTCGTCGGCTATCTGAAATTCTTGCCATCAATCCTGAAGAGTCAGCCAACAGCTGATGTCTTGATCGCCGACGTTTCGGTGTCGGCGATTGACCTGTCACGCAACTGCCTGCGCCCCGAGCTGCTCGAACAACTCCCGCTGTTTCGCCCTGGGCATTTCCCGAAGACGATCAAATAGCAATCGGTCGAAGGTTTGCGCTGATGGACTCAGCGTGTGGGAAAACGTCAAATGGGCCACCCATGTATGCCCGCACTGGACGTCCAGGCACTGGCAATAGAGCGTCACGAAATCTGGCGATTGCGGCTTGCTATCCCGGATTAATCCCTTGTTTCCACACTTACATGTCACTCGCATATGTCCCTCCCCAGGGGCAGCTGATCGCCACCATATTGCCACATTTTGTAGTGGTATCCGCTACGAGTACTGTTTCATGCAGTTCTATCCACTGCTTTTGGAGCGGGTTTCCAGCCAAACCGCCTGTCTTCGCGTAGCCGGTCATTCAACTGATTGAACAACTGACAGATCGGTCGAATCTCGTTGCTGGTGTACACGCGGTCGATCTTTTCGATGTCGCCGAAAGCACCTGTATTTTCCGGGATGATGCCAGCCAGTGCGGGGTTCATCCGCCAGGCCGCGATGACATCGTTTCGGGTGATGTTCTTCACTTTCTCCAGCTCGTCCTTCGCCTGGAAGTCACCCACCGGAATGATCTGAATTGCGTTCTCTTTGCCGTTGGGGATGTTGACGAACATCGATCGGAAGTTGCCCACGCCCTTACTCGCGCTGATCTGGGCGCGCAGCTCGTCTTCGTCCTCTTCGGTCAGGTCGGGGTCGTTGGTGTAGAAGATGTAGCCGGCGTGCGCGCCGTTGCTGTAGTAGCGCCGGCGGAAGAGGGTGGCGGCCTCATTCAGCAGCAACGCCTGCAGGCCGCCCAGGTAGTCCGGAATCCCGTAAATGTTCTGTTCCACGTCGTAGTCCAGGACGTGGGAGATTTCGTGCGCCTCGAACTCCATTTCCTTGTTGTCGGGCAGCAGCATCACGAAGCCTCCGTCGACCTTCACGCGCATGTTGATCGCCGGCAGGTGCTGCAGCTCCAGCACCTGGCCGAACGCGTTGGTGTCGTTGTAGAAGTACGCCTCGCCGAACACCATGTAGTCCAGCCCAGCACGGCCCATCGTCTCCGTGCTGCAACCGGCCGAGGCGATGAACTCACGCAGCAACAGGTTGCGCTTGAACTTCGGAATGGCGCCGTGGTGCGCGTTGGCGCGCAGCAGCTTCGCCAGGCCAGCCCGCGATACTGGCGGCTTGTAGATCTTGCCGTCGTCGCTCGGAAACACGCCCACGTACTCGCCGATGTTGCCGGACAGCACCTGCTCCGGCTCCCCGAACGTAAATGAGCGCATTGGCTGTTGCTGTGGCTGGGCTACGTGGTGCTTTCTGCGTTTGCGGTTGGCCATGGCTGCTCTGGTTACTCGTGACGTAGCGGCTACGACGCCGCTTATTGGTGTTCAAAGGTTCGTTGGACAGGGCGTGCATCACCGCCCAGGCAATGTCGGCGTGACCGGTGGCTTCGGTACGGGATGCGCTGTAGGTGATCTGGCCGCTGTTGGTGGCGCCGCGCTTAATGGTCAGGAACGCCTGGGCGATGTCCGTCCAGCCGGCGTCCCACTCGATGCGGCTACCCTGGATCGTGTCCTGAGCCTTGAGGACGAGCGCGTTTTTCGCCTCAAGGCTGTAGTGAATCGGCGTCGCCTTGGCGTAGAAGTCGCGCACCAGGTCGAACACGCCGTAACCCACGCCGGTGACATCGATGCCGATGTGCTGCACGTTGAAGCGCTCGATCAGCTTCTTGACCTGCGCGGCCTGGTAGGTGAACGAGTGGCCCCGCCAGCTGTGCTTCTCCAGGATCCGGAACTTCGCCCCGGGTTCGAGTGGCGGCGCAATGACCACGCACGTAGCGTCGTCGCGGGTGCGGCTTGGGTCGTAGCCCAGCCAGACCGGACTGTTGCCGAACGGGTGATCCAGATCCGGGTTGTAGTCCTCCCACAACGACAGATCCGAGTAGCAGCGCTCCAGATCCTTGAGACTGAACGCGCTTTGGGTGCTGTCGATGAACTTGCAGTAGAACAACTGCTGAAACTTGTCCTCGTCGTACTCCAGTTGCAGCTGCTCCAGGTCGAACAAATCGCAGCCGCCGGCGATCGCATCGTCCAGGGTGATCGTTTTGCGCCACTGGCCGTCCGGACACAGCGCGCCCTGTGTGTAGGCCGTTTCGCTCGGCCACACACCGCCGGCCTTCTTGCCGCGCTTGCTGTTGCGGAACTCTTCGCCCGACCAGAACGGATACGCCTGGTGCGACACGGCGCTGGGTGTCGAGAAATAGGTTTTGCGCCACTTCTTGTGGGTGCCCATGGCGCTGGCCACGGTGCTGAGTTTTTCGAAGTCGCGAATCCAGAAATATTCGTCCACGTAGACGTGGCCGTGGTAGCCCTGGGCGGTGCTACTGTTGGTGCTGAGAAAGCGCAGCTCGGCGCCGTTGCTCAGGGTGATCGGGTTACCGGTCAGCTCAATATCAAACCATTGCTTGGCGAACTGGATGATGTAGCTGCGGAAGATCTCGGACTGCGATCGGCTGGCCGACAGGAACACCTGGTTATCACCGCTCAACACCGCGTCCATGAACGCTTCGCCGGCGAAGTAGTAGGTCAGGCCGACCTGACGGCTTTTGAGGATGTTCCGGACACGGCGGGTCAGCGGGTTCTGTTTCGCCTCGAACAGCTCTCTCTGGTAGCCGTACATTTTCGAGATGAACTTATCCAGGAAGTCCACTTCGGTCAGGCCGCTGATGTCGTTCTTTGCCTTCTTTTCGCGCTTCTTGCCGCCGCCTTCGCCACGCTCACGGCGTTGACCAGGCTGACGTTCGCGAGGATCGTCCGGACGATCTGTTGCCGCCGCCGGCGCAGGTTTGGCCGCGAGCTTTTTCAGTCGCTCAAGCAGACTCGTCAGCCGCTCCAGTTCGTCCAGTTCGGCTTTCGTCAGGGGATCGATCTTCTCCAGAATCAGGGTGATTCGTCGGTTGACGGCGCTCAACGGTTCTTCGTCCGTTAGCATCTCGTCCCAGCTGCCTTGGCGGATCCAGTAGTAGACGATGCGGATGTTAGGCAGCTTCAAATGCGCCTGGATTTCCTTCACCGAACAGCGGCGGAGGTAGAGGCGTTTTGCGGCTTCTTTGACTTCGGTCGGATAGTTCATGGGCCGCAGTCTATGCGGCGAAAACGCCGGAAACGCGGGCTGAAATGCGGCGTTGTACGTAGAGTTTTCTTCTACGAATCGTGCCGAAGCAAAGCGTTTGTTTGGGGGATTTCGGCTCCCTATCGTGGCGGCTCATTCAACGATTGAGCGCAGTCACCGACCATGCCCCGTTCCCTTGTCTCCTACTGGAAACGTGTTGCCACCAGCGGCCCGACCGTCGATGGCCGCGAGATCCTTCCCCAGGAACTGCGCGACATCGCCGAGACCTACACGCCAACGCTGTACACCGCCGTTATCTGGTGTGAACACGAACGTTGGTTCGGTTCATTCGGCACCGTGTTCGCTGTGCGCCTCGTCGAGGACGCGGAAGACCTGGAGCCTGGCCAAGTTGCCCTTGAGGCCCAGTTGAAGCCCAACGACAAGTTGCTGCGCCTCAACGACGCCGGCGAAAAACTCTTCACCAGCATCGAGATCAGGCCGAATTTCCGGGGCCGTGGCAAAGCCTATATGACCGGCATCGCGGTCACTGACGAACCCGCCAGCGTGGGTACTCAGGAACTCTACTTTTCCAGCCGTACCAGCCGCGATTCGTATTACGCCGCCTCCCACGAACTTGGCTCTTTGAGCGAAACCGAGCCGCAGGGCGAGATCGGACGCCTTGCCACCATGTTCACCCGCTTGTTCAAGCGCTTCGGCATCGAAGACACGCCCGCCGAAACCACTCCGCAAACCCCAACCGAGAGCAAAACCCCAATGGATGAAGCTACCGCAACGGCCTTGAAAGCCCTGCTGGCCCAGCTGCTGGTCGTCGCTGCCGGCATTCAGGCCGTGATCGAGCCTGCCGCCGAAGACGCGCCAGAACCCGATCAAGCCCCGATCGATGACGTCAGTGCCGCAGTAGACGAGATCGTCACCACTGCCGAAGAGGAGCGCGAATTCAAGCGTAACGGTGGCGGCAATAAGGCTGTGTTGGCTGCGTTGGCCGGCCTGCAGAAGCAATTCACTGCGTTGCAGAACACACCGACCGGACGTCAGTTGCCGCGCAATTCCGGCCCGACTGACAAAGCCAAAGCGCGGGTGCTCTGATCATGGCCCGTTCCCTGAGCGCCTACGGCGCCAAGATGTACGCCGAAATGCAGCTGGCGATCGCCGAGACCTACGGTGTCGAGCTGGCCAGCAAGATGTTCTCCGTTGAACCGTCGATCGCCCAGGAGCTGAACGACGCCATTACCGCCAAAGCGGACTTCCTGCAACGCATCAACGTCATTCCGGTGACCGAGATCAAGGGCGAGAAGGTGTTTATTGGCGTGTCCGGCCCGGTGACTGGCCGCACCAACACCAAGACCACCGATCGTGTGGCGAAAGACGCCTCGGCGCTGGAGAACAGCACCTATGAGCTGTCGTCGACCGAATCGGACGTGGGTCTGCCCTACGCGAAGATCGATGCCTGGGCCAAGTTCCCGGACTTCCATCAACGCTACTCCGCCGCCGTACAGAAACAGATTGCACTGGATCGCATCATGGTCGGTTTCCATGGTGTGAAAGCGGCTGCACAGACCGATATCGAAGCCTATCCGATGCTACAGGACGTGAACAAAGGCTGGCTGCAGCAGCTGCGTGAACAGGCGCCGCAGCAGGTACTCAAGGAAGGCAAAACACCCGGCAAGGTCACCATGGGGCCGGGCGGTGATTACGAGAACCTGGACGGCCTGGTGCATGACACCAAGCAAATGGTGGACGAGCGTCTGCGCGACGGCGGCGACCTGGTGGCGATCATCGGCACCGACCTGCTGGCTGCTGACAAGGCGAAGCTGTACGCCAAACAGGGCGACACCCCGACCGAAAAAGAGCGCATCGAGGACGCCCAGGTGATCGCCACCTACGGTGGTCTGCCGAGCTTTAGCGTGCCGTTCTTCCCGGTCAACGGCGTGCTGGTCACCAGCTGGGACAACCTGTCGATTTACTTCCAGGACTCCAGCTGGCGCAAGCAAACCGTAGACAACCCGAAACGCTCCCGCGTCGAGGATTACAACAGCCGCAACGAGGGCTACGTGATCGAGCAGTTGGAAAAGATCGCGCTGACCGAAAACGTGGAGCTGGTGAAGTGAGCCTGGCCCTTGCCCACAAGCGCCGCATTCTGGCTTTGGGAAGCGCTGCAGTGATCGCTGCTGCAGCGGCACCGCTGGCGTATTCGCCGGCGGAAGCCCTGAGCAGTCCGGCCAATGCCAAAAAGCATCTGCAGCTGCAGGAAGCGGCAATGGCGCAAGACCTGGAGCGCCTGAGCGCGATCAAGGGGCTGGCCGGGCGTCAGGCACTCAAACGTGAGGAACTGCTGCCCAAGTACCAGGACTTTATTCAGCGCTACATGGATTCGGGCCTTGTCATGCCGAACCCCGTCCTGGTGCAGGTGATGGTGTGGCTGTTCGACACCGAGCAGTTCGAAGACGGCTTGGTGCTGGCGGACTTCGCGATCGAGCAGGGTCAGGAGATGCCGGAACGCTTCAAGCGGCGCGACGTGCAGACCTTTGTCGCGGATGCAGTGATCGACTGGGCGTACGGCGAATACAACGCCCAGCGCAGCCCGGAGCCTTACCTGTCCAACCTGCTGCCGCGTGTCGACGGTGAATGGGATCTGATCGAGCAGATCCCGAGCAAGTACCACAAGTTGATCGGTATG